AGCAAATTGTAGCGCCCTCACCTTTTTCTGTTTTTTCTTCTTTTCCTTTTCCTTCTTCTTCTGAAGACTCTTTAAATAGGATTTTGATCCCATGCTTTTGGGCATGTCATCAGAATCCGAACTTGAAGACGAAGAAGAATCGCTAGAGGTTGAGCTAGATGATTCGGTTGATTGTGAATCGGTTTGAGTCTTTGCTGCTATGATCTCAGATTTTGTAGGTTTATCGAAATTTAGAATTGTTCTGATATTTCTTAGATCCTTAGGGTCGAGATTTGTCATATCTAATTCTTCGTTGACGTATTCCGATGGAGTCTGATGGATGTCATAATCTTGGATTATAAAGTATCTATCGTCATGCGACGTGGACACCGTCTTAAGTGCTATGGTCTTTTCAAGATCATTCCAATTGAGACAGTTCGCGAGCTCCTCTATTATTATTCGAGCATATTCAGGGTTGATATGGTCTGTTGCTTCAGAGCAATCGGATTCGTAGAAGCTTCGAACTGGATATTGTCCGAATTCTGTTAGAGTATTAAGAATTTCTTGGGCACCGATTTGGCTTTTGGTTTCATTCTTAGAGTGGAGCTGGAAACCTTCTCGGATACCTTTGATATTCTTACAAAGAGTAGTCGCTTGATCATTAACTTTAGTTAGGACTGCTGATATGGCTGCTTTAGTTTTACTGAGTAGTCGTGTCTTACAGCCTCTTTCTTTAATTATTTGAAGTTTGAGTGGGATTGATCCGTTTTCTGGCTTTAGGGCTTCGAGAATTACTTCATTCCACCAATCTTGTTTAGTTACTTCTTCATTTATCGGTACGCTTTGAGGCTTTTCATTGAAGTTTCTTGATTCAAGTTTTCTTTCGAGGACTTTTTCTCTAAAGTATTCGTAAGTTCCCCCATTTTTGAGGGTTTTTTCGATACATGCAGAGATATTGAATCTTGGATTTTCTTCTTGGTTCTTCATGCGGTGCCATATATTCTGTGGTATTTGTGGAAATATTTTCTGACGAAGGAAATCTCTGATATTATTGGATTCCGATTGGGTGATTGGGTCATGTTGCTTAAGAAAACGTTTCGCAGCAGTGACTATTTCGTCTGAGAGGTCTTCAGTTAGTATTGGTAAAGATCTTCCAAAATTAGAGAGTATTAAGAAGTTTGTTCGGAATCGTCTTCCGATGAACTCTGCACAATACTTAGAGTATATGTCTTTACTTCGTCTCCTAGTGAATCCTTGACGTATTGCTTTTTCTATGATTACCTGTAGCTTCTTTAATTCTTTCGCTGTACTGCGTTCGTCAATCAAGTGTTTAAAGTTGATTTGATTCTTTGGGTCCGAATCGTTTAGTTTTAGTTTCCATCTCTGAATGGGGTGGTTTCGTATCGCTAGACGTGGACGATTCATTGTTTTCTTTTCGATGTTTTTATATACGATTGACTTACAAAGTACTTTGAAAGCTTTATTGAATGCTCTCGTTTGTCGGTCTAAGCAAAGGGTTATAGGAGCGATTAAGGAATGCCAGCATGAGGTTATCCATTTGAATTGTCTTTTAGTATATTCGAATAATGGGACATCAGTTAACATTATTGTTCTTTTTAGATGAGATCTCAGGTACGATATGCAGTTATTTAGATTTTTGGAGTTACCGGGAATTAGTTTTAGGATGCTAATTTCCCCTTCCTTTCTAAGAGTCCTTTCATTAAGAAATCCGTAAAGGTTTCTGAGATGATTAGACAAATTTAGAAGGGCAGGACGTCTTGAGGTCGTCTTATTTTTGTAATAGAAACAAGAGCTTTGTGCAAGGTCTGCCAAGACTAACAGTGCACAAGAGGAGGTTAATTGACTACTATCATTAGAAAGATCTTCCGCGGAGTTACTAGATGAGCCGTTCTTTCGGGAATGGTTGTTGAAGGTGACGTAGAGGCGGATTGAGTTTAGATGATTGTAGATTAGTTTCTCCATA